TCCCCTTTTCGGTAGAATGGATAACCGGCTTCAGGTATATTCGCTACGAGCAGTATCTCCCCATGCATATGTTTCAGAGCTGAAAAAAATATCCCGTGCATTTTCCGGCACAATTCAAGATTTTATTAAAGAGGTTCTAAGAACTGATCTTGGAGTTTCCGAGAATATGATGGAGATTTCGTCTGGATCCACATCCTACATTAGTTTTATTGTACCGAATATGGCTCCCCTAGATGCTATCTACTGGGCATTGCGTAGAGCATACGATCAAGCTGGATCCCCATTTTACTTCTATCAACGTCTAGATGGCGTGATCGTATTTGAGTCTCAGGCTGAAATAATGTCAAAAGAGGTCTACAAAGAATACAAAGATGCTAAATTCTTTCAGTTTAATCAAACTGGAGATACTTCTATCAGAAAAGATTATGAAGAAAGAGCTCTGAGAATTCTGAGTATGAATTCTGATGTTCGTATGTCAAAATACGGATCAATTCCATCCGGAGCGTATAGTTCTCGATCCGAGTATCTGGATCTATCCACAAAAACATTAAGCCGCTCTTCATTCAAGTATGATGCTGAATTTAATAGTATGATCTGGTCATATAAAAATCCAGTAGTGTCTACGACGTTTAAACCCGACAATCCTAATAATACATTATCGGAATTTACAGATTCATTAGTCAATTATATTCCAACAAATAAACTTGCATTTAGTAGTCCGAATTACCATAGTACGACTGAGAATGGTAAGTTGAATAAAGCACAGTCGTATATTGAGAACATGGATAGCATCTCTCATGATATTACCGTGGCTGGAGATTTTAAATTACAGTGCGGAAAGATCATCTCTTTAAAGATTCCTCCAGCAATTGATCCGGGGGCAAACATTAAGAATACTGATACGGATAATGACATTCAGAGAGATAATTATTTTTCTGGTAAATATATGATTACATCAGTACTTCATTCCTTCAGCGAGGAATACAAGGTTAATCTTCAACTGAAAAGAGATTCTCTTACATTTAAATTGCAATGAGCGGACAATCCATAGATCAATTTGTTGGTGGTAAATTTGCGTGGTTTACCGGTGTCGTTGAAGATACTTCGGATCCATTGCAGATGGGGCGCGTTCGGGTTCGCTGCTTTGGTTATCATACCGAGGATAAGGTTCAAATTCCCACAGAATCTCTTCCATGGGCATTGGTGATGACTCCGATCACGTCTGCATCAATGTCAGGAATCGGTACTTCCGCTACTGGAGTTCTTCCAGGTTCTTGGGTAGTAGGTTTCTTTCGTGACGGTCCTTCGGCTCAAGATCCATTGGTAATGGGGACTATTCCATCTCAGACTCAGGGTGGTAGTGCTTCAAAGGGATTTTCAGACCCATCAGGCCAACATCCTCGCAATCCTGGAGAAATTGATACTCCACGTGAGGCAAGAGCCGCATATGCAAATACAAGCAGCTACGTAAAAAGAAAAAATTTACGTTCCGACAAGGTTGAAACTGCTTCTCCAGCTAAAATTGAATCTGTTGCTGTTGCGGAACCGGCATCATACTATACTCGCAAGACGTGGTCTAGCCAGGACGTTGATACTGTAGTCAATCCGATTTATCCATTTAATAATGCTACTCATACTCAGTCTGGACACGTATTTGAGGTGGATGATAGCGTAGGCGCAGAACGAATTTTCCAGATGCATACTACTGGAACCTATTACGAAATCGACGCGAATGGTAATAAAACAACTACCATCAATGGCGATAATTACACGATCATTGTAAAGGATGATAATGTCTACGTGAAGGGTTCAGTCAATCTTACAATTAATGGGGACCTTCGCACATTGGTGAAAGGTAATTACCATCTCGAGGTTGAAGGTAATAAGACGGAAAACATTAAAGGTTCTCGTCAATCCAAGGTTGGTGCTTCGGATCAAACTGAAATTGATCAAGAAGAAATCATCAACGTAAAAATGAACCGCAAGGAGCGTATTGGCGGAGAACTGAATACTATTGTTGATGGCAAACGTAAAGAGATTATCGGAGATAACTCTGATGTGACCGTGAAAGGCGATGACAGCCATCTCGTCATGGGTTCACGTACCGACTTTACAAGTGGAATCATTAACTGTGGAGGTGCTTCAACCTTCAACATGAATTCTACGGGTGCCATGAATATTGAGACGCTCAGCAATATGAACTTCCTTACTATTGGAAGTCGTATGGAGATTGTACTGGGTAATCATGGAACGATGTCACTCCAAGACTATTCGGTTTATACCGTGGGCGGTGCATCAATTCTAGTTGGCGGTCCTCAGGGCTTTACTACGACCGTGGCCACGGGAGCGTACACCACAAACGTTCTTGTCGGTAATCACATCACTAGCATTGCGGCTGGAACTCGTACCGCCACAATTGGTGCAGCGGATACTGTTATTTCAGGAAGTACTAATATCATAACCGGAGCGTCATCGACGACTGCTGGTAACTTTAGTTTAAATGCAGCAAACATTTCAGCTACAGCCGCAACAGGTCTTTCAATGAAGGGTGGAGTATCTGCATCAGTGATCGGAGGAGCTGCTATTACTCTTGGAACTCTGACAGGAGTTATCTCGGGTGGAAGATTAATTAGTGCTGGTGTTGGTAACGTTAAGGTTCTATAATCATATGAGCTTTCCTAGCATACCATCTATTCCAACAATTCCTGCAGGTATTGGTGGCATTATTCGCGTTCCTCAGATTAACATTCCGAATATACCTCAGATTCCAACCATTCCACCTCTATCCGGTCTTTCAGGACTTTCAGGTCTTAAAACTTTGGGCGGTGCAATTCCAGGACTCGTGGGTGGAGGCAATCTATGCGGAATCAGCATTAAGCAGATTGACATCTTTGCTATCACGGAAGTCATTAAAGCCGCTTTACTTGGTAGACTTGCAGGCACGACAATTGCAGGAGTCAGCGGTGTAGCACTATTGGCAAAACTAGAAAAGTTCAGACAGCTATCAATCCAGCTTACTTCATTTCAGGCGGATCTACAAGGATTGAATATGAAAGATCCGGTTGCAGTTGCAGCTTTCCTGGACCGTTGGAAAGATAAGGTTCCGGGCGGAGCAGGAGCCTACGTTAAGTCTATTTCGGATGCTCTGAACAAAGGTCTCGCATTTGACTACTGTAGCCTGGTACCGAATATCAATATTGATCCAACCACGGGTCTTACCAAGGTATTAGCTAAAATGGCTCCAACCCCTGGAGAAGCTCCAGAACCAGCAGTACCATTGAAAGTCACCGTGGTTGAAAGCGTAAAAGACGTATCTCTGGGTAATAGCAAAGTTGCTATGAATACCAATACGGACTTTCTGATTCAGGTAAAGGCGCCATGGGAAAAACAAGTTCAGAACCCAATCCAACAGAGAGTAAAAGAAGCTGCAACCAACGTCATCAAAACGCAAGCTAAAATGACGTCGGTAAATGAAAAGGTTAAGAAGTATGGCAAATCAGCAGATGATCTAGCAACAGATGGGATTCTTACCTTTGATGAGATTATGAATCTCACAGATTATCAGGTTGCTGTCGAAGAGTCTGCTGTCTTGAATGGGGCAGTCCCAGAATTCAGAGCATGGTTCAGATACTACTGCGATGTAGTCGCGGGAGTAGTACCCGCGGGATCTTACCGTATAAAGAAGGATGCTCTTATAATCAAGACCGGAACTTCGGATAAATTTGCGTGGTTACAGAGCTATATTGATCTAACCGAATCCATCATTAATTCTAAGAAAGCTTTGGTGGTTCAGTGGGTATCCTATCAAGACGATAAGGTTCGGACGGCTGAAAACAATATCCAATAATCATATAAATAGCTGAAATAATGAGCACGCAGATACTCACCTCAGATTCGAATATTATTCAGAGTAAATCTGTACTTGTTTCTCGCACTCAACCGTATTCTGATCTAGATCTATCTTTGATACTTCATCCGGACTTTAATGATATTGTACCGCTGACTGATATTGCAGCAGTTAAGAATTCCGTAAAGAATTTAGTACTTTCTAACTTTGATGAAAGACCATTTAATCCTAGACTGGGTTCAAATCTAAGAGCATTGCTTTTTGAACCGGCTGACAAATTTACAATTTCAGCTCTTCGTAAATACATCAAATTAGTCCTGGAACAGCATGAAGCAAGAGTGGATCAGATTACTATCCAAATCCAGGACAATTCAGATGAAAACCGCTATGATGTTATAATCGGTTTTCGAGTAATCTCCATTGACGTCGACGTAGACATGTCGGTCTACCTTATCCGAATCCGCTAATCCAATTTCTACCCATGGCTCAATTTAATATCACAGAACTAGATTTCCAAAAGATTAAGCAGTCCACCATCGACTACTTTAAGTCTAACGAGAAATACACCGACTGGAATTTCGAGGGTTCAGGACTTTCGGTTTTAATGGATGTACTCGCATATAACACGCACTATAATGCAATGTTAGCGCATTTATCTCTGAACGAAACCTTCCTTGATTCAGCTCAGCTACGTGGTAATGTTGCGAGTCATGCTAAACTATTAGGCTATCTTCCAAGATCAGCAATTGCTTCGACTGCAATTGTGAATATTTCATTAGACGCAACTAATAGTAACAAATTAGGTCTGGAGCGTGGAACACGTTTTACTACCGTTGTAGATACGAAAAAATACACGTTCGTTAATACTGAACTTATTACAGT